ATCACACTCGAACAAGCTCTAGCCCTAGCTGAAAAGCTGGAACAAGAAGGAACTATTTCTACAGCAGCATTGGCTATTCGTACTCTTGCCAAGGCATTGAAGGAGATTAAGAATGATGAATCCGAACGCAGCAATTGAAGCTCTTGAGCGTCTGTATGATGCAGCATGTTATGCAGACAAGCAGCTTGATGTAGCAGATTATGAGATGGTGAGAGAATGTATTCTTCAGTATAAGGATTCCATTAAATCTCGTAATGTAGGATTTCTTCTTGGAGATAAGAATGGATGACCGCGCAGACGTAGCAGAGGAACGTTCCAAGTTTGAGGCATGGTGCAATGAACCGGCTAGGCGGATGACTCTAGGAATATTGGTGAAGTATCGGGTAGTCAATACTGCTAGTGGATACGTACATAGTGAGGTTATCCAAGCTTGGGAAGCATGGCAAGGTCGCGCCGCTATATCGTCTGCCGTGCCGGATGGCGGCAAGGGTGAGGCGGTGGGCGAAGTCGTCCGCTATCGCGATACCGATGGCGACACTGTGACGAGCGTTAGGTTCTACGGCAAGAAGCCCGAGGCGGGAACGAAGGTCTACGCCGCTATCGACGCGGCATTGCAGGCTAAGGGGGTGTCGGAATGAGCGACGCTGATTGGTGGGCATATTTCTGGAAACAGTTTTTGCTGCAACTCGGATTTCTCGTTCCATTGGCAGCCCTTCTCATCGCTTTGCTTGTCGGAATATTTCTTAAGGGGAAATAATATCGCACAATGTATCGAAAAGCTTCCACATCGTACAGATAAATGTAATAGCGGGAATGGTCTGCAAGTTTATCTGAACGATGATGGAGGGTACACGGGATATTGCTGGGCATGCAATACGTATGTCCATGATCCATATCACGATAAACCAAAAGACTTTAAACCTGCTGTAATATTTAAATCGAAAGAAGAAATCCAAGAAGAAATCGAGGAAGTGAATGATTATCAAACTCTTGCTCTCCCTGATCGCAAACTTCGTGCTCAGTCTCTTAGTTATTACGGGATTAAAATCGGTGTTTCCGAATCTGATGGAACCACTCCCGTTGCTCATTACTATCCTTATTATCGTGATTCAGAACTTGTGGGGTATAAGGCTAGACTGATTGAATCAAAGAAGATGTGGAGTATTGGTGATCTGAAGGTTGTAGATTTGTTCGGATGGAACCAAGCTGTACAGGCAGGAGGTAAGAAGCTTTACGTCACTGAAGGAGAGCTTGATGCAGTGGCTCTGTATCAGATGCTCAAAGACAAGCAGAAAGGAACTCAGTGGGCTGATCTTGATCCCCCTGTTGTTTCTATCCCTCATGGTGCAGCCTCAGCAGCCAAGGATTTGTCTCGGCTAATGGCAAAGATCAAGCCTTATTTCAAGGAATTGGTTCTTGTCTTCGATAATGACAACGCAGGTAAACTTGCAACTGAAGAAGTATGCAAAGCAGTACCAGATGCATATTCACCTGCTCTCCCATCAAAGGACGCAAATCAAGCTCTGATTGATGGACGATCTAAGGCTTTCACAGAGGCTGTTCTTTTCAGAGCAGAGAAACCTAAAAACTCTCGTATTGTTTCTGGGAATAGTTTACATGAAGGCAGCAAAGAACAGGCGGCTTATGGTGTGTCGTGGCCTTGGGGGCACATTACGAAAGCCACTCGTGGGATTCGACTCGGTGAGACAGTCTACATTGGTGCTGGCCAGAAGCAGGGCAAGTCCGAAGTTGTTAACACGCTGGCTGCCCATTTTATACGGGAGCACGGATGGAAGGTTTTCTTGTGTAAACCTGAGGAAAGTAATAAGAAAACTTACAAACTCGTCGCAGGAAAGATTGTGGGAAAAGTGTTTCATGACCCCGAGATTGCTTTCGATGAAAAGGCGTATGACCAAGCAGGTAAAGTATTAGAAGATAAACTGTTCATGCTTGATCTTTATCAGCACGTAGACTTCGGTACATTGAAGGGAGATATTAGGCAGGCAGCAATGGATGGATGCAAAGCTATCATCATCGATCCAATTACCAATTTCACTAACGGAATGGATGCAGCAAGTGCGAATACAAAACTCCAAGAAATTGCTCAAGAATTGGCAGCAATGGCGCTTGATCTTAATGTGGTTATCTTCATCTTCTGCCACTTGCGAAACCCAGATGGTGGCCTACCACATGAAAGAGGAGGTGAAGTATTATCGAGCCAATTCGCTGGTTCAAGAGCTATGGCTAGGTCTTGTAATCTTATGTTGGGACTGGAAGGTAATAGAGATCCGAATCTCTCCGCTGAAGAAAAGAATGTCCGTACGCTTGTTCTTCTAGAAGATCGGGAATTTGGTCAAACAGGTAGGTTCCAATTGTATTGGGATTTTTCCACGCAGTTGTTTAATGAAATGTAATGAGAAAATATCCCGGAAAAACTGCCGCTCTAATGGGAAACGAAAGAGCTAAGACACATGGGCTTTGTCGACATTATTTGTATACGACTTGGGCAACTATGAAGCAAAGATGTATTAATCCTAAGCATGTTAAATATGAACATTACGGAGCTAGGGGAATTAAAGTTTGTGACCGATGGCTTAATTCTTTCCCTAATTTTCTAGAAGATATGGGAGATCGTCCAGATGGACACAGCCTAAGCCGATTAGATAATGATGGGCCATACAGCAAGGATAATTGCGAATGGCAAACGTATTCAGATCAAAATCGTAATCGTCGTAAATACAAACGAAATAAAGGTGACTAAAATCGCACGCTCATACAAACTCAATCCTGAAACGATGGAAGAAGATTTCAAAATCAATCATGTTGGCAATAGTCGGCACAAACTTGCTGAAGATAAGGAGCGTATCCGTAGGGCACGTAAGCGTGGCTTGCGACAACAAGAGGAGAAGGAATTGATTAACGCAGTGTATTCGGCAGGCCAACATGAATGAACTTCTTGAAGCGCACTATCGTAAGCATCGCAATCACTTGGTGCATCGTATCTCCTACCGAGCAGGTAGTGTACAAGACGCTGAAGATGTGGTGCAGGATGCTTATGTACGGGCTATGCAGTATTTCAATTCTTTCGATGCTTCCCAAGAGTTTGATTTGTGGTTTAGTCGTGTACTCTTTAATGCTCTTAAAGATCATCGACGCTCGGAACGAGGGTACACAGTAGTTGAGTTTGATGAGGAACACGAGGAAGGCATTCCCTGTCAACAATACAATGAAGAAGTAGTTAAACAAATCCTGCAACGTATTGAAGATAAAGCACCTCCTGCTAAGGAAATTCTCTACCTGCATTTCAAACATGGTTATCGTGTTGTAGATATTCATGCATTGGTTGGCGGTGGATTGTGGGCTATTCATAAAACTGTGTCTCGGTTCCGAGATGAATTGAAAGAGGAATATCTATGAAAGTTTACCTATTGATGTATCATAATAATTATAATACAGAGCATTGCGGTATTTTCTCAACTAAAGAGAAAGCTGAGGAAGTAGCTGATAAACTCGCTGAAGAAAGTAAATATTCTTTCACAGCATTAGATGGTACTAAACAATTCTCTTTCTCTCGGCCACGACATTATTTTTCTGTGGAGGAAGTAGAGGTGCAATGAAAATCCGAGTGTTTGACACTGAAGCTAATGATTTGTATCCAGCAGTAGATAGGATTTGGTGTGGGGTGTTTAGTGATTTGGATGGGAAAGAGATTGATAAATTCCCTCCATCTAAGATGCCCGAGATGATTAGATTCATGAATACTTGCGATGTGCTTATTGGGCACAATGTAATTGGTTATGATTTTCCAATGATGAAGAAGGTGTTGAATTATGTCTACAAAGGTAAGGTTGTCGATACGCTTCTCATGTCAAGGCTACTTGAACCTAAGCGCCGTCTCCCACCAAATGCAGAAGATAAGGGTGCCGGACCGCATAGCATATACGCATGGGGCTACCGTGTTGGTTTGGGAAAACTTGAGCATAATGACTGGTCTGCTTATTCTGAAGACATGCTCGAAAGATGCACAGTGGACGTGGAAGTCAACAGACGTACATATCACGCATTGATGAAAGAAGCTGAAGGGAAAGGATATGGGGATGCATTCAAACTCACATTCAAACTCTTTCAGAACATACAAGAACAAGAGGAGTATGGATGGCTTGTGGATCAGAAATTGATGCACGAACATATCAAAACTCTCGCAGAGATGATGCAGGAAATTGACGACTTAGTTATTCCTCACCTTCCTTACATCCTCGTAATTGAGGAGACAAAGAAAGATGGAATACTCAACTACGTCAAAAAACCTTTTCTTAAATCTGGGCAATATAGTAAGAGCGTTGTTCCTTTGTTTGATGATGGCAGTTTGGACGTTCCTAACCGTATCGTTGGTGGGTGCTTCAGTCGTGTATCTTTTAGAAAAGTTGACATAAACTCTCGTAATGAGACAGTTCAGTTTCTTCTTGATTCTGGATGGGAACCAAAGGAGTGGAATTTTAATGACGATGGAGAACGAACAAGTCCTAAGCTATCAAAAGACGATCCGTTTGAAGGAGTTGAAGGAGAAGCTGGACGTCTTGTTGCTAAACGGGTTCAATGTAGACATAGAAAAAGTCTCTTGGAAGGACTATTGGAGTTGGTACGCCCAGATGGACGAATTGCATCAAGCATTGCTTCTATGGCTGTCACCGGACGACTCACACACCGTGGAATCGTCAACATCCCAGCCGCTAAATCCTTTTTCGGGCCTGAACTCCGAAGAGTGTTTACGTGTCCTGAAGGAAAGGTCTTAGTATCAACTGACTCAGATGGTAATCAACTTCGACAACTAGCAGCTCGTATGGGTGATCCGGGGTATATCGATGCACTATGCAATGGAGACAAAGATAAAGGAACTGATCTACATTCAGTTAATCAAAGAGCAGCAGGACTTGATTCGAGAGATGATGCAAAGACGTTTATTTACGGGTTCCTTTTCGGAGCGGGAGATGCTAAAATTGGGAAGATTGTGCGAGGAAATGCAGCTCGTGGCAAACAACTCAAAGAGCAATTCCTTGCAGGGCTGCCTGCCCTTGGAGCAATGCAAGAACGATTGCGAGCAGAATGGAGAGCAACAGCCAGAAAGAAGTACAATGACAGGTTCAAGCGATGGGAGTATTTCGACGGGGTTATCACAGGTTTGGACGGACGCCCAATCAAGGTTGCTTCCGAGCATCAAATCTTAGTGTACCTTCTTCAGTCGGATGAAGCTGTGCACATGAGCGCGGCGTATTGCTGGACTGTGCATCAATTGAAAAAGAAATATCGATATGGACCTGTTCCTAATTCACAAGTATGTATGGTGTGTATGATGCACGACGAATACTCGCTTGAGTGTGATATTGATATTGCAGAAGATGTAAAAAAGATCAGTGAAGAAGGAATTGCATGGGCAGGTAGATATTATGGAATTAAATGCCCGCATGTCGGACAAGGTAAGATCGGGAGGACTTGGTTTGACGTGCATTGATTTTAAAAAAGGAAAGAAAGGTAAGCGAGTTGTTATTGAGCAAGAGGGTGAGTGCGAGGTAGTTACATCTCATACACCTACAATCGATGGGTATATTAGGATATACGCCCAAGGCGATCCAGATGCTCCTAGGATGGAACTGTTACACAGACGTGCTTGGAGGCTAGCACACGGAAAAATTCCTGATGGATATGAAATAGATCATATTTGCAGAAATAGGCGTTGTGTTAAACTAGGACATTTGCAGTTGCTTACACGATCGGAACATAAATCTAAAACTAATCGAGAGCGTAAAGGCTTTCGTAACTGGAGTAAATAAAACATGGCATTGAAGAATAAAGGCGGACAAGGACAGAAGCAAGAATTTGTTCAACAAGAACCTCTTGCAGCAGGTACGTATGAAGCGCGTCTGGTTCAGATTATTGAGCTTGGCCTTCAGCCTCAACGTCCATATAAGGGTGAAGATAAGAAGCCTGCTCCTGAAATTATGTTCACGTATGAGCTTGTTGAAGAGTTTATGAAGGATGAGCAAGGTAATGAGATTGAAGACAAACCTCGTTGGATTTCAGAAACCCTCCCATTCTACGGCACTAATGCAGAACGTAGTAAGGCTGCTAAGCGTTATCAAGCATTTGATCCTGATGATGTTCACGATAGTGATTATGCAGCATGTGCAGGTTCCCCTGTAAATGTCACCATTGTTGTGAATAAGGGTAAGGAAGATAAGGTGTATGAGAATGTAGCTGCTGTCACTGCTATGACTCCCAAGAAGGCTGCTAAGTGCCCCGAGCTTGTCAATCCTATTAAACTGTTCGATCTTGATAATCCTGATCTGGAAGTATTTAATAAGCTCCCTCAATGGATTCAGGACAAGATTAAGAAGAATCTGAATTTCAATGGTAGCCCTCTTCAGAAGCTTCTTGGTGCGCCTGATAATGAGCAGGAAGAAGAGGAAGAAGAAGATAAGGGGTATGAGAAGGCAGCCCCTGATGAAGATGATGACGATCGGCCTTTCTAATGAAATGTCTTATTGACGCAGACGTGCTCCTGTATGAAGTTGGGTTCGCTGCAGAATCTTCATGGAAATATCAAGGGAAGGAGGGCATCCCTCCCTTTGATATTGCTGAGGAGCAGCTTCTAAATCTAATTGCTAGGATTGAAAATGAATGTAATGCTGATGAGCCTAGTTTATTCTTCTTTACTGGCAAAACAAATTTCAGAAATGACATCGCAAAAACTACGCCTTATAAAGCCCGACTCGGACCCAAACCTTTTCACTACCACAACATCCGAGCCTACATCAAAGCCCTCTACGATTTCGAGGAACGAGAGTCGTTTGAGGCAGACGATCTTATGGCAATTTATCAGACAGCTAGAATCAATGAGCGGCAAACTATTATCTGCAGCCGAGATAAAGACCTTAAACAAGTTGATGGATTGCATTATGGATGGGAATGTTACAACCAACCTTCCTTCGGACCTGAGTATGTTCAAGGATACGGCCGCATCTCTCTCCAAGAGAAGCCTAAGAAAATTGTCGGTGTTGGTAGTAAGTTCTTTCTGTCCCAATGCCTCACCGGAGATTCAGTCGATTCTGTTCCGGGCATTCCGGGATGCGGGCCTGTAACGGCCTACAAGACACTGGCTGATACCCAGACATATGAGGAGGGGTTGGAAGCCGTTGTAGAGGCTTACAAGGGTCTAGGAATGGATTATCTGCTAGAGCAAGGTCAACTTCTCTGGATGACTAGGGAAGTTAATGAAGAAGGAGGGCCTGTCCTCTGGAAAATCTAAAGGAGAAGAAACGAAATGGCGGACAATGGACAGAAGCGAGATTCAATTCATTTGTCAAAGGAGGACTTAGGAGTATTAGTAGGCGCTGGCCTCCTAAATATGAGACTTTGGCTGGAGCTTTCGTTGGTAAACAAACAAATCCTAAGTCTGGACGACAAGCGAAACATTATAAATGTAGAGCGTGCTCTCTCAATTATCCAGCAGCAGATGTACAAGTAGATCATATCAAAGCTATCATCGATCCGGAAATTGGATTTGTTTCATGGGACGAGGTAGTTAATTCTATGTTCTGTGAGAAAGAAAACCTGCAAGTGCTGTGTAAAGAATGTCATTCTAAAAAGACCAAGGCCGAAAGGGAATTGGCAACCAAAAGGAAAAAGCGTGGATAATTATAAAGGTTTTAGTTTGTTCAATGATGTAGAAGACAACGATCTTCGCACATTCAATCGTGCTCGCATCCTTGCTAACATCGCAGAAGATAACACTAAGAATGCAAAGATTAGCCCTAAAGGAGCTACGCTTATTCTCAATTATTTTAATTGCATCCCTGCTGATGAACGTATGCATGTACAACAGAAATTTACGGAGCTTATGAAAGAAGGAGGTTATGTTGTCGGGAATTAAACACGATCAAGGAAAACTCCCTCTAGACCTACTAGACCCGCTGGCCCTTGAGGGGCTGGCTGCTGTTCTTCAATTTGGAGCTAATAAATATGCTTCTCACAATTGGCGTGGTGGCATTAGCTACAGTCGTCTCATTGCTGCTCTATTGCGTCATACTTTCTCTATTCTTCGTGGTGAGAGGATCGATCCTGAATCAGGTCTTCCTCATATTGATCATGTCGGTTGTTGCTGGATGTTTCTTTCTAATCAAATGAAAACTCGTGAAGATATGGATGATTTGTTTTACAAGGAAGAGAAGCATTCTAAATATTATTACGACACGGATAGGAATAAATGAAGATTTACGTAGCAGGCCCCATGTCAGGATATCCTGAACATAATTTTCCAGCATTCCATGCAGCAGCAGATAAACTACGTAAACTTGGTCATGAAGTAGTTAATCCTGCAGAACTCAATCTTGGATTGCAAGATGATTGGAAAGCTTGTATGAAGGAAGATATTCGTCAGCTTATGGAATGTGATGCTGTGTATATGCTTCGAGGATGGCCCGCTAGTAAAGGGGCTTTGCTTGAGCATCGAATTGCTCAGGATTTTGGAATGACTATTCTGCAGGAATATGATTATCAAGTATTTGCAGATGTAGCAAGCTATGGAGGAATGGTTGAAAACATCTGATATTAAGGTAGACCTAATTGGCCATTATGGGAACGATCTATCCGTTGTCAACGCAGCACGTGTGTCTTTCGCAAAAGAGGTGGCCGAGATGGGAGAAGGTGATGCTAAGCTTATTCGCTTCCTTGCCAATAACAATCATCATTCTCCTTTTAATCACGCCTTTCTTTCCTTCCGTGTGAAAGCACCTATCTTCGTTGCTAGGCAGCTTGTGAAACACAAGTTTCTTCCGTGGAATGAAGTGAGTCGTAGATATGTGGATGATGAACCTGAATTCTATTTCCCTAAAGAATTCCGGAATAAGGCTGAGAATGTGAAACAAGGTAGTGAGGGAGTTCATAAGTATAGTGATTTAGCTAACACCTACCTTGATGCAGTGGCGGGAGGTGCCCTTGTACGGTATAAAGACATGATCACCTTGGGGGTATGTCCAGAGCAAGCCCGTATGATCTTGCCTCTCAACACCATGACTGAATGGATTTGGTCGGGCACTCTCGGTGCTTGGTTGGATATGCTGAAGCTTCGTCTTGATGAGCACACTCAATATGAAACCCGCTTCACGGCTCAACTGATTTCCTATTACGTTGAGAAACATTTCCCCATTTCATATGAGGCACGACTTGCTCTATAAGATTGCCACTCACGTAAAACAACTATTCTCGGAGAGCTTTAATGCGAATTGCAGTAATTCCTGACACACAAATGAAGCCGGGTATTGATCAGACATACCTGCGAGCTATTGGTAATTATCTTGTAAAGAAGAAGCCAGATATTATTGTTCATATTGGCGACCATTGGGATATGCCTTCTCTCAGCAGTTATGACTTTGGCAAGAAGAGTTTTGAAGGACGTCGATATGCTCATGATGTAGCAGCAGGTAATGAAGGGTTCTACACTCTGAATGAACCTATCTACGCAGAAACCAATCGTCTCCATCGTAATAAGAAGGCTGTCTGGAATCCAAAGAAGTATTTCCTGATTGGCAATCATGAGCAAAGGATTGAACGTGCTGTTAATTCAGACCCCAAGCTTGAAGGTACTATGGGTTATCATGATCTTGACTTTCTCGATTATGAAGTTGTTCCCTTCCTTGAAACCAAAATTATCGAAGGAGTGGCATTCTCCCATTATTTCACTACGGGACTTGCAGGACGTCCGGCTGCGACAGCTAATGCGCAATTGAATAAACAACATATGTCCTGTATTGCAGGCCATCAGCAAGGACTTCAAATTGCTACAGGCAAGCGTGGTGATGGTGCACTTCTTACTAGTGTTATTGCTGGTAGCTGCTATGCCCACGAAGAGGCGTATCTGGGTGCCCAAGGAAATAAACACTGGCGTGGTTTGCTTCTGCTTAATAATGTAGCTGACGGTCAATTTGATCTTATGCCTGTTCCTCTTCAATACCTAATGGAGAAATATGTATAAGGTGATTATTGCTGGCGGGCGTGATTTCTCGGATTACGCTCTCCTCGAAAAAGAGGCTAATAAACTAGACATTGATATTGTTGTCTGTGGCATGGCTAAAGGTGCTGATGCTCTCGGATTTCAGTACGCTACGAAATATAAGATTGGCCTGAAGAAGTTCTATCCGGACTGGGATACATACGGCAAATCTGCCGGGCACATTCGTAATCGTGAGATGGGTGATTATGCCGATATTCTCCTAGCCTTTTGGGACGGTAAGTCTAAAGGCACGAAGGGGATGATTGAATACATGAAGAAGCTAAATAAACCTACAATTGTCGTGGAGTATTAATGGCTCAACTTGGTGATGTTAGGGTTAGAGAAGATGGTAATGGCGATTTTCATGTAGAAGTGTATTCTCCTTATTTGTACACATCAGGTAGTGATTGGCTAAAAGCAAGTTACCGCCATGTCTTTAAAACAGAAGATGAAGCTATTACAACAGCACGTCGTTTGAAAGCAGAACAAATTCGACAAGATAATATCAAAATTACTAAGAGGGTATTTTATATCTAATGGGAATTAAAATTGACACAAGCCGAGACGTACTATTCAATGAAGCGGGTAAAATCCTCGTTGAAAAATATTATAGTGATGGCCGAGAAGGAGTCCAGAAAGCCATTGCTCGTGCAGCGAACTGCTTCAGTTATGGCGATGAGGGGCTTGCTCAACGCATCTATGACGCCGCCAGCAAGCATTGGTTCTTCTATAGCTCGCCAGTGTTTAGTAATGCTGTGGATGGATATTGGTGCGAGAATCGCAGCCACACACTAAAGGATTTCTGGCACCAAGAGAACGTTGAATGGCGCAAGGGTGCATGGGTGGGAAAAGAACCTAAAGCTATGCCCATTGCTTGCTTCCTAACTTATGCAGGAGATTCTATTGATGAACAAATTGCTACCGCTAGTGAGCTTAGCCGTCTCTCTGTCATGGGTGGTGGAACTGCTGTCCACAATGGTATTAGAGCAGTATCTGAAAAAGCACCAGGCCCAATACCTTATTTTAAGTCGATCGATGGTGTCATGGGTTACTACAGGCAGGGTCGTACTCGCCGGGGTAGTACTGCTCTTTACATGGATGTATCTCACCCTGACGTCCTAGAATTTATTAAGATGAGGGTGCCTTCTGGTGGAGACCCTGCACGTAAGATTGATAATCGAGCAGGCATCCACAATGCAGTGAATATCTCTAGGGCCTTCAAGG